CCAATCCTAAAACCAACTTCGTATATGTCTATATTTAACTCTTCTTCATCTACTGTTGTAGTTTCAGGTAATGTAAATGTATAGTCATTACTATCGTTACCATGTTGAAAGTAATGTAGATTCATGTGAAAGTCTTCCATACCACAACAAGACCAGTTACCATTACTATGCTTGTCATCTATCTGTATGTTATTTTCTACTTCATTACCTTGACTATCTAACTCATCCTCAGGTAACTCTATATCTGTAGATTGTTCCCACTCAGGAATAGTTGTAGTAGTAGTAGTAGTAGTAGTCGTAGTTGTTTCTGTTTCTTCTGGTATTGTGGTCGTAGTTGTTTCTTCTGGACCATCAAATGTTTCTATCTCTTCTACTTCTCCAGGTATTGTAGTAGTTGTAGTAGTTGTTGTATTCTCTTGTTCTTGTTCGTTAGCTAGTGCTGATATTGGTAGCACAACTAAAGTTGTTATTAGCCACCACTGCAGCAACCTTGACCACAACACATATTCACCTCCTACATTAGGGCGTTGACTAACACCACCAATGCAGAACCTGCTACAAGCCAACCACTTAGTTCTTGTCTTGATATCTTTGAGTTTACTTTCTCGTGAAGTAAATCTATTCTTTCGTTTGTTTTTTCTTGGGTTTCAATAATTATGTTTAGAAGTTCCTTATTTGTGTAACCATTTCCACTGCTCATGTTATCCAATCCCAATCCTCTTCTTTGTAATTGTCAGGTACTTTTGGCGTAGCAAAATTATCTAACCAAACTAAAAAGTTTCTTATAAAGTACCCTAATAAAAATCCAATTACATAATCCATCAAGGGATTATATCATATTACTTAGTCCTGTAATTTTTATCTGAAGAAAATAGTTCAAACATATCAGCATACATTTCATCATAATCTTTCTGTGTGCCTTGGTCCATAACAAGATTTAATGGTTCTTCTCTTTTATATACAAGACAATGTATTAAAGGCGTACCTGCTTCCATAACAAAATTATCAGATAATATTTCAAATGGAAATGCTACATATCCCCATTTATCTGCTTCAACTATGCCAGGTAAACACCTTATGTCTTTTCTAAAATGATAAAAAGGGTCACTATATTTAATATTGTAACCTTCAGGTACAACTATCTTGTATGGCAAACTCATCTTTAAGACTGTTCCATCTAATGTTGGTGTTATATCCATTCCTTTGACCTGAGCTGGATAATGAAAATCTAAATGAGTTTCTAATTGTTCTCCTGTTGCAACTCCTATTCCAAAATGCCAATTTTGAGCTGTAATTTCTCCATCATCATTTCTTGTAGTTGCATATTGAAATTTACTCCATAATGGAATTACAAATCCTGTACTCAAAGTGTCTTGTATAGCAGGACATTTCTTTGCAGTTTTACCTTCTAGACCAGTGTTAAGAGGAATTGTTCTTGTTAAATCTTTATACCATTGTGGAAGTGCTTGATTAGCAGGAATAGGTGGTGTTAATTCTAATACAGGTCTATATTCTTTTTTCTTAGGTATAAATTTAATTTCCATTATTGTGTTCCTTTCAGTTTATTAACTGTATATTTAAAAGCACCATTTAATTTTACATAGTATTTTTTAAATCTTTGTATGTATTTTTTATTTGTATTCATATCAACAATATTTAATTGATAACTTTGTCTTTTAAATGGTATGTATATAGCTAAAGGTGTTCCTTGTTTAATTAATATTTCTTTATCACTACTGGTAATAATTAATTGTAAGTTAACTTCATGTATTTTGTCTGTGTCAAAAATACCATAAGGCACATACCAATCATCATTGTATGAATATGGATATGACATTTGGATAGAACTAAAACCATTGTCTGTAAATATTGTATAAGGCAAATGTATTTTGAGAACTACTTTATCTTTGGAATTACTAGGTACATAATCTACCATTTGATTTTTACTATGTGGTACTATAACTTCTGTTCTGTCAAACATTGTATTCCACAAATAAGATACTTCCCACACATATGTTTGTGTTTTGTCATCATACTTAATAATTATGTCAGTAGGTGCATATATAACATAACCATTATTAAAAACATTTATAAAACTAGAACAAGACTTAACAGTTTTTGTTTTGTTTAAATATTTAAAAGGATATTTTTTTTCTATATTTGCAGGTACTTTTTTATACCAATCAGGTATTTGTTTAGATATATGTTGTGGGTGAATAGATTTTTCTTCGTACAAATAACTATCTGTAATTCCAAAAGTTATTTCATTCATACTCCACCTTGTTTATACTACTAGGTTATTTCTTCCCAACCTGTAGTGTTATCTGCTTGATAAGCTTCTTCATTCCATTGATACCTAACTTCGTTACTGTCTGCAGGTAAATCTAATGGTGCTTTCCAATTACTAATATTAGTATCTAATATCCAACTTGCGTAAGGTTTTTCAGGTAAAAATATATCATTAGCACTGTCGTAAGTATATCCTATACCTGCGTAATTACCACGAAATGGTGTACCACCATCTGTATGTTGATTACCAATAGTATTATAAGAAGTTCTTTTACAAGCTATATATCCTGGTCTTTTAGACAAATAATATTCTTCCCAATCAGCATATCCTTCAGGTGCTGCTTCGCCTTCGTCTTTACCAGTAATAACTTCTACTACTTCGTTGTCTGCGTTTAAAAATGCGTAATGTGCCATATTTTCTCCTAACTATTATACACTATGCCCACGAAACTGTGTCAGTTCCTGCTGTAAAAGTTGTAATTTTATCTGAACCATCTGTAGTTGTAGAAGATGTAAGCCCACTACCAACAGTTATAGTGTAAATATTTGGGTAACGAATGATAACTATACCACTTCCACCATTACCACCTGCTCTTGAACCATAAGCGTTGCTGTTGTAGCTACCACCTGCTCCACCATCTCCTTCGTTAGTAGAGCCATTAGAACCTGTTGCAGTACCAGTTGCTTTACCACCACCAGAACCTCTTGTAACTGCAGAACCAGTTATAGATGATGAAACACCAGTTGAACCATGTGAATTAAATGAACCTCCTGCACCACCACCTTTACCACCTCCAGAGTTAGTACCATTAGCACCTGGAGAACCTTGTGCAGGTGTAGCTAATGTTTGTATACCTGAAATATCTAAATTTTTCTTTTTTCCTCCACCACCTGAACCTACTGTTCCTGAGTTAGGTGTATTTGTTGTATTATAAATACCACCACCACCTTTAGTAGCTGTGTGACTTCCAAAAACACTGTCGTTACCATTAAAACCATCGAATTGTCCACCACTACCAGTGTTGTTTCCACCACCATTACCTCCTGCACCGACTGTAACAGTATATGATTGACCTATAACAACACCTACTTTTTCTTCTGTAGAACTTTGACCGCCTGACGCTTCTGTATCGTATGAGTTTCTATAACCTCCTGCACCACCTCCACCACCTTGGTTAGCGTTAGAACCTGAAAATGCACCAGAACCACCTCCACCTCCTGCAATATTTAATACTTCAAATGGTACTGTTTGTAAAGACCATTTACTTGAATTAAGTAAATCTACTATATCATTGGCTTCAAAAACACCTGTGTTAGCTGTAGAAGTCTGTGAAGGACTTTTAGGTACATACCCATACTCGTTTGATTTATCTACCATGTTACTGTATCTGTTCCTGCTGTAAATGTAATTATTGTATCATCACCATCTGTTGTTGTTGATGAAGTTAAACCTCCACCTATTGTTGGAGTGCCACCTGATGTTGGGTATCTTAATATAACAACGCCTGATGCACCACTTGTTGCACCTGAACCACCTCTGTCACCACCACCTCCACCTGAACCAGTGTTAACAGTAGGGTTATTTCCTGGTGTTCCTCCACCACCTGAACCTGCGTTACCATTAGAGTTAGAATATCCATTAGAACCTCCACCTCCACCACCTGCTCTAGTAACAGCAGAACCTGTAATTGATGAACTCATACCTGCACCACCATGACCACCATCTTGGTATCTTGTGCCACCAACTCCTGAAGCACCTCCTCCACCTCCACCACCAGGACCTACTGATGGAGTAAATGAGTTACCTGAATTACCACCATTTCTACCTTCATTAGCAGTACCACTACCTCCTGTACGATTTAAAGCAAAACCACCTGCACCACCACCAGAACCACCTGCACCACCATCATTAGCGTTTCCTGAAGTTGTATTACCTCCACCACCTCTACCACCACCAACAGTAGTGACATCAGTAATATCAGAACCAGTGAATGAACTTGTTGAACCTTGTGAATAACCTCCACCTCCTGCACCGACTGTAACAGTATATGCAATACCTTTACTAATTGTTAATTTGCTTTCAACAGTAGAGTTTGCACCTGATATGCTACCAGTGCCAAAAGAAGTTCTATAACCTCCTGCACCACCTGCACCACCACCACCATCATTGGAAGCAGCGTTACCACCACCACCTCCACCTGCAATAACTAAATATGATACATCTTCAACTATTTGTAATTTCCATTGATTAGCTTCTAATAATTGAACAACATCATTAACGCCAAATACGCCAGTATTGGCAGAACTAGATTGTGTAGGTTTAGCACCTGTGTAACCATATTTAGCCATAGGTACTCCTTATTATGTGATTTCTAATACAGAAACAAATGCCTCTAAATCACCTGATGATGCACCACCAGTTAGGTCTATCTTGTCGCCATTCTCTAATACAATTTTAGAAGTACCTGCTAACTCTAAAGAGCTGTCTGCAGGAACTGTCATTGTATGAGCTAATTTGGCAGAACCTGATGAGCCATCAACAACATCTGCTGTGATTGTGTCATCTGAAGAACCATCTACATTTGTAATTCTAAGAGTTAGTACAATAGCTGTACCTCCTGATGAATTAGTGTAAACAGTCTGTGCAGAGTTAGTTATGTCTAAGTATGCATTCTTAAATGTATTTGCCATATTCCTCTTATCCTAGTGCTATTACTAATCCAATATCTGCAAAAGGTAATGAACCTACAGTAACTTTTTTAATATTGTTACTATCACTAGCATCTGCTATAAGCAGTTCATCTCCTGTTGCAGGAGTAACACTTGATGCACCATTTATATCAACCTTAAAAGTAAGGTCATATGGGTCACCATCTGTTCCATTATCGGTGTCTGTCCAGTTAATGTCAATACCATTGCCATCAACGAATTTAACTTCTCTTGCTGTATAAACTCCTGATGAAACAGCAGGGTTAATTGTTACCTCTG